TAAATATTTATTGTAATGATAATCCAGATTATGATTCAATACTTAAAAGTCTTAATGCTTTGGAGTTGAGTTATAATCAAACCTATGATATACTGCAAAAAATTCGAAACGGAGAATACTAATGTCAATAGATAATGCAAGCCCCGATCAATGGGACGCTATAAAAAAACTTAATGATCTTTCTATCCGCAAAACTTCTGATCCTGTTATGAAGCCCGATCATTATAACAACGGCGCTATTGAGGCCATCGAAGCTATCAAAGCTTCAATGCCTGAGAATGAGTTTAGAGGCTATCTAAAAGGCAATGCTCTTAAATATCTTTGGCGTTATGATTACAAGGGTAAGCCCATTGAAGACCTTAGAAAATGTAAGTGGTACGTAGATCGTTTAATACAAGAGGTGAATTCATGAAGGTAGTTAACGGAGACTTTACTAAAAACAAACCAGAGGAGCTAACGCTTTTATCTAAGATTGAAAGGGCCACTGCAAAAATTACAGAAGAAGTTGGTAATAATGCACATGGTACTTTTATACTATTGACAGAAACAGACGGAGCAATTACCATGTCTTCAGATTTAGGAGCTGAAGACTTTAACTTTCTTTTAGATACAGTTAAACTCAATGCTCTTATTACGGCAACAATAGCTACGGAGTAAAAGGAGTGTATGAATACAATGAACTAACGCAAGATGAATTAATAGAAGATGTTATTGCCCGTGCATTCGCAATGATGCTAGGCGTACATATGCCTTCCCCTGAGGCCTTGACATTGATGCAAACATGGATTAAGATGGGGGCTGTTGATCGAGGTACTGATCTAACAGAAGAGTACATACTCAAACAAATACCGAACTTTATTGATTATTTATACAGGAGATAAATTATGGCAGTTGTAGAAGGAAGAGCATACTGGTCGTTTGTTACTACACCAAACACTAAGTACACACCAGCGTATTCTGTAAACCTTGTAGTCGATGACGAGGTCGCTAACAGTTTCCGCAATCGTGGTTTTACCGTAAAAGATATGGAAGAAGGCCCAGCGCTTATCATCAAGCGTAAGGTCGATGGACCTCGTGGGATGGTTCGTGAGGCACCAAAGCTTTACGATAAAAGCAAGCGTGAAATCAACATAACAGTTGGTAATGGTTCCCATGTAAAAGTGCAGTACAAAGAATGGGAAACACAGTGGAATGGTCAAGACTTCCGTGGCTTAGATTTTCAAGCTATGCAAGTTTTAGATCTTGTAGAATATGATGCGCCTGATGGTGCTGAGTTTGATGTTGAAGAAGAGGAGGATGAAATTTAATGAGCGTCACTTATGTTCATGAAGGTACTGCATACAATGTAGAATCTTTAGCACCGGAGGGCCAAAAGGCCTTCCAACTTTTAGTTATGGCAGAGCAGGATGTGCGAGGTCTTGAAGACCGTATGGTTATTGCACAAGCTGCGGCAGTTGCATTACACGCAAAAGTACAAGAGTTTCTAACTGAAGAAGCTGTTGTTACAGAAGAGGAAACTGAAACAGACGAGGACTAATATGTCTTTTGTTCAAACCCATATCCCCTGCACTGAGTGTGGGGGTTCCGACTCTGCAGCTATAAATGATGACGGCTCTGTCAAATGTTTTAGCTGCGGAGTTTTTCTTCCTAAACCTAAGCAGGAAAACAATGTGACTTCTATCACAAACTTTAAGAAGACACCCATGACTACAAATCAAGGAGAGTTTTACCCACTAACTGATAGGAATATCAGCCTACAAACCGCTAAAAAATACAGGGTTCGCTCTGTTAAAAACTCTACGGGTCAGATCGTAGAACATATTTATCCTTATTACTCTGACGGTACAGAGGTCGGAGCAAAAGTTCGAAAGCCCAACAAAGAATTTACTTGGCGTGGTGATGCAAAAAGTTCTGGCCTTTTCGGTCAACAGCTCTTTCAGTCAGGCGGTAAGTACATAACTCTTGTTGAAGGCGAAATAGATGCTATGTCAGCTTACGAATTGATGGGGTCGCAATGGCCTGTTGTATCTATCCGTAATGGCGCACAATCAGCAGACCGTGATGTGAAAGAAAACCTAGAGTTTCTAGAATCTTTTGATAACATTATCATTTGCTTTGACAATGACAAGCATGGTCGTGAGGCTGCAAAGAAAGTCGCAAAGCTTTTGAGGCCGGGCAAAGCTAAAATTATGGAGCTTCCCGTAGACTACAAAGACGCTAACGATATGTTGCGAGCTTCACAGCACAAAAACTTTGTACACTACTGGTGGAACGCCAAACTCTACACACCTTCAGGCGTTCTTAATGTTTCAGAAAATGTTGACAACTACCTCAATCGCACACGCAAAGATTCTATTCCTTTTCCTTGGAAGGGTCTTAATGAAAAGCTCGAAGGCTTACGTGCTGGCGAGTTAGTTACTTTGACAGGCGGTACAGGTCTTGGTAAGTCTAGTGTTACAAGAGAACTAGAACACTGGCTGATACAAAAAACTAAAGATAATGTGGGCGTTATGGCCCTCGAAGAAAACTGGCAGCGTACAATCGACGGTATACTTTCTATTGAAGCTGATGCCCGATTGCACCTTGACAGCGTTCGTAATCTTTTTGATCAAGACGATCTTCGCCAGATACACCATCAAATGTTTGGCGGAGAAAACAAAGATCGTGTTTGGGTGTACGGACATCTTGGGATGAACGACCTCGAAAGTGTATTTAGTAAACTTCGATACATGATCATAGGTTGTGATTGTAAGTGGATAGTTCTTGACCACCTACACATGCTAGTTCTTTTATCTGATGACCCCGACGAGCGCAAAGCTATTGATATGATTATGCACAGACTCCGAACCCTTGTAGAAGAGACGGGCTGTGGGATGATTCTTGTTTCACACTTGCGAAGGACTCAAGGCGATCGTGGTCACGAAAATGGTATTGAGACAGCACTAAATCATTTACGTGGGTCTCAATCTATTGCACAGCTAAGCGATTGTGTGATAAGCTTAGAGCGCAATCAACAGTCTGATGATCCTATGGTCGCCTCAACAACCAAAGTGCGTGTATTAAAATCTAGATACACAGGCGATGTCGGACTTGCAACACACTTGTTTTACGACAAAGAAACCGGACGCTTATCTGAAGTAGATATAGATACTATGATTGATGAGCTTGGAGATGAGATATGACAGCTTATGTCTTTGACATAGAAGCAAACGGCTTGCAGCCTACAGAAATATTCTGCTTGGTTGCAATGGACACTGAGACCGGAAAGACTTACGAGTACGGTCCAGATAAAATCGAAGAAGGAATAAAACTTTTACAAAAAGCAAACAAGCTAATCGGTCATAATATTTTAGGGTATGATATACCTGTAATTAAAAACCTTACAGGCGTTGATCTTGATGACGGCAGTATTAATATTGTAGATACCCTAGTGCTTTCTCGACTGTTTAATCCAACACGAGAAGGCGGTCACGGTCTTGAGGGCTGGGGATACAGGCTCCGACACAGAAAGATTGAATACGATAACTTTGAATACTATACACCTGAGATGCTAACGTATTGCAAACAAGACGTGTCTCTTAATTATAAAGTTTATCGACATCTTTCACGCACAGAGTCTGTTGGCTTTGGCGCTCAGTGCATCAAATTAGAACACGAAGTGTATCGAATTCTTAATCTACAACGTGATAGAGGCTTTAAGCTAAATCAGCAACATGCTATGGGTCTTCTAGCAGAACTAAACGAAAAGATTAGTAAAGCTGAAAAGCGTGTGCATAAAACATTCAAGCCACGCGAAACATCTATTACTCTTGTTCCAACACTGACCAAAGCAGGTAAGGTTTCTAAGATGGCGCAAGTCAAAAACGAAACTAAAAAGGTCAGATTATCTGATGAAGAATACGAAAAAGCGTGTAAGAATCCAGACGAGCATCTTGTTCGTTGTGATTCTGAACCTTTTAACCTTGGTTCTAGAAAACAAATTGGAGAGTATCTCTTGGAGTTTGGCTGGAAGCCTACAAAATTTACGCCTACGGGACAGCCAATTGTTGATGAAAAAGTTTTATCGCAAATAAAAGATATACCTGAAGCAGCTATCATCGCTGAGTAT